AATGCGTTCGCCCTGTTCTCATCACCATCGTCTACGAGGTTGATGAGAACAGGGCGAACGCATTCGCTCTCGCCGACAACAGGACGACGGAACTTGGAAACACCGACCAATCGGTGGTATTGGAACTGATGGCGGAAGTCTCGTCCGAATATCAAGACCTGCTCCTCGGGCTCGGTTGGGACGATTTTGAAATCGCATCAATCTCGACCGACATTGCAATCAACGAAACGAACGACAACCGAGGCGGCTACCTTGCTCCGACTATCGTCAACCCTTTTGAGGACGAATCTCCTAAGGAGCTTGTCGTCACGGTGGAAGAGGACGGCGATACGAAGCTCGTCGCAAGCAAGGAAGTTGACGAAAGCGACGCCGTAACTCGCGGGAGCGTCGCCGTCGGCGTCAAGGGCGGGGAAAGGGCGGTCGTTCAGTACACGCTCGTGTTCGACGACGCGGATCAACAAAAGAAATGGTACGACTTCATTAGGTACCTGAGAAACGACGCCGCTTACGTGGGCGATACGACGGCTTCAAAACTGATCGACTTCGTCACGACTCACGCCGAGTTCTAATGCCGAGAAAACGGCTTTACCTGGATATCGACTGCGTCGAAGCAGCTCGTAGGAGAATAAGACACGTTTACGACACGTTCGACACCGTGTGCGTTCAATTCTCCGGCGGCAAGGACTCGACGGCGGTTTTGTATTTGGCCAAGGAGATCCACGAAGAACGCGGTCTCGGACCGGTTAAGGTTATTTTCCGAGACGAGGAAATGGTCAGCCCGCTCGTGCTGGACTTCGTCAACAAGGTCAGGGCGTACGACTGGGTTGATATGGAGTGGTACTGCATGCCGTACGGAGCGGAAGTATGGTCCATGGGCATTCGAAGGGTTGAGATCCTGTGGTCCAAGCAGAGAGAGCTTGAAGGAAGGCTCGTCAGGCCGATCCCGGAACATGCGATCACCGCCGAATCTTTCGGTCTTAGTCGTGATGCACCACTCCCCGATTCGATCGACTACTACACCATGCAGGGCAAAAAGGGAAAGACGGCGTTCATAACCGGCGTAAGAGCCAACGAGTCGATGGTGAGGTACAGGTCGCTCGTACAGAAACTGCACGAAAATTACATCGTCGTTCCGTACAAGTCCAAGCGAAACCTGCCGCTGAGGTTTGCAAAAGTCATCTACGACTGGACCACCGACGACGTGCTCAAGTACATAACAGAGGAGCACGGCGCAGAGTACTGCGCCTACTACGACGCCGCGGCCGTAACCGGCAGCAACACCAGGGTCGGGATTCCCCTGCACTCCGTCGCCATCCGAAGAATCGGAGACCTGATCGCAACCGAGCCGGATTTTTACGATCTTCTCTACGAAGTGTGGCCCGACATAGACGCACAGAGACGACTTTGGCCAGACTACGACGTCGAACGACTCATCATGCTTTACGCATCGGAGGGCTGGTCCGGAGTGAAGGCGTGTATCGACGATCATGCGGGAGACCAGGGCGTAAAGATGTACGCAATGGCTTACGCGGCCAAGTTCAGGGCGAAGATGGCGAACGACCCGAGGAGCTATCCGCTTCACTGGTTGATCAGAAACATCTTGCTCAACGACTTCACTACGACGGCGCCGACACCGATAGGCCCAGGCACCCGTGCCTATTCAATATCGGTCGCGCAGGAGGTAAACGATGAAAATTGAGCACATCAATCCCAAGGATTTGGTTCCAGCCGGGTGGAGGGCCACATACATACTGAAGCCAGACCTCGCGCTCCTTGCTCGCTCGATAGAGAAATATGGATGGACGAGCCCAATACTCGTTCGCTCCGAGACCATGGAGGTGATCGACGGGCACGAGCGACGCAATCTCGCCATCGCTCACAAGAAGCTGATGGTCGGTGGCTCGACGGTGCCGGTCGTCAAATATGACCTTTCTCAAACCGAGGCGATGATGATGCACGTCGTCCTAAACAGGGCCAAGGGCGCCGTAATGAGCGCCAGACTGTCTCAAATCGTTCGCACCGTGTCGATGTCGGGTTCCTATTCCGACAAGGAAATCATGGAGGCGATGGGCATAGGTTCGCTGGAATTCAGGATTTTGATTGACGGATCCCTGGTCAAATCAAGGAAAGTAGCCGAACACGTGTACTCCAAGGCCTGGGTGCCGGTTGAGGCCAAGAGCGACGAAAAGCCGCTTATGGAGCGACCTCCGAACAAAGATAGGTAGCTATTTCGGAAATACAATCATCCCTGGTGTAAAATTCAATCGAACGTTGCGCCGGAGGTTGCCCAATGCCGAACCCACTACCAGTACTTTGGCCTGGCACTCCCATGGCCCAGGCAAGACTGGCGTCGGAGTTGCAGAGGGTTTTGGAAGAATTCAGACAACGCGCCGGCGTGAGGCCGAGCACTTTGCCCGAGATTCAGTCTGCAGTTGGTGAGGTCATCGACGCAGCCGTTCCAGCTGCAACCACTCCCGCCGAGCAGACGGCTCGTCCGTCAATAATCAGGAGGGCGATTCGCTACGCCGCCAATCGGCTTGCCGATGCCCTCGAGGGAGCGGGAAGAAGAAGAGCTGCCCCCGGTTCCGGTCGTCAGCTAGCGAGGGAGTTGGCTCGTCGATTCCGCGGCAGATAAGGCCGGGTAAAAAATGCTCGTATCAATCGCAGATCTAAAAACCTACATGGACATCAGCCTGACGGCTCGTCAGGAGGACGCTTGCGAAATGATCCTCATGGGTTTGCAAAGCGAGATGGAGGCCTACCTGGGTAGACCGGTCGAGCAAGACGAGTTCACCGAGCAACACGTCATACCCAGTTACTTCCAGGGAGTCCCGGCGACTTCTTTCTTTTACGACAAAAGCCTGGATACGACGAACGACACGATGAACTACATTCAGCCGTCGCAAGTCATATCTCTTCGCAACTCCCCGGTCGCTTCGGTCAAGAGCGTGAGCATAAGAAACCTCGCATCTGGCGTCGTGTATTTGGGGGAAGCGTTGCATAGAGAGGCAACCGTGACCGGCGCAAGCGTATCCGGCGACTTCGTAACTTTCGCGGCCAACAATGATTTCACCATCGGTCAGTGGGTGGACGTCAAAGACATGGCTCCATCTTCGCTCAATGTCGCATTTGCGCAGATAACCGCCGTGACGCCAACGTCGTTCACGGTAAAGAAACCGGGAACTGTCGGAATATATTCGGCCGGCGGAACGGCGAAGGCGACCGGCAACGACTACACGGTGCACCGCTACGGCGTCGAACTGTACCGTGGTTTCCCGAACGACGTCGTCACAGTCACTTACTCGGGCGGCTTGGACGGAAGTCAAATAAAAATGCTCAAACTGATGATTCTCAGAGCGGCGACAAGAGAGATGCAGAACATGCACGACGACACCGTCGGCATGAAGGACCTGACGACTCGCAACGTCGCACCGTTGGAAACTGGATTCTTGGAGAAGGAGTTGGAGGCCATCAAGGCTTATAGGCGCAGAAGGATCGCCTAATGAAAAGGAACAGGAACTCCTTCGGGGATCGGGTGCGCAAGGCGCAGGCGGCGGGGAAGGAACTACCGAACCTGCCCAGCAAGGGTGGCGGCGTATCCATAGCGATAGACGCCAAGACAAACGAACGATCGTGGATAAAGGCAAGAGCGGAAATACAAGCATTCGAGCAAGCAATCCACGCGATCGGTGACCCAGAGTCGAGTGTTGGTGCGACGCACATGCGCGGTGTGTACAAGCTGATGCGAAACATGTACGGACGGTCCAAGGCGTGCATACCCCCGCTGGCAGAGCCACTCAGGCAATCCGTGGCGATGATGAACGCGGCCAACTTCAGTGCCAATGGTTTGCCTTCTGGCGGATGGGCTCCGCTTAGCCCGGCGTATGGTGCATGGAAGGCGCTCAGGTATCCGGGTAAACCGACCATGGTCGCCGACGGCACTTTGTTCACCAGCTTGACCACCGGCCTCGCCGTGGACAAGGTAAAAAACGACTCAATTGAATTCGCGAGCAAAGTCAACTACGCCAAGTGGCACCAATACGGAACAACGAGAATGCCGATGAGGAGACTCGTGTACGAGTCCGAGGCGGCGAGCAATGCGTGGGCGAGCTTGATAGGTAAGTTCGTCAAGGGGAACGTCGTGGGTGAAGTGGGTGGTCTTAGGTAATGAGCGCCGAACTTGAATTCGAGGGGATGTACGGTCCTCAGTTTGCGAAGGATTTCGTCAACGACTACCTGCGGACGGAAATACCAAAACGACTGATCAAGTACAGAAACCACTGGGGCGTATCAAACGCCGACGTACCAGACCCGGAAGATTTCATCGACTACGAACCAATGGCGATGGACAGATGGCCGCTGATCATAACCGTTGCCCTCGCCGCGCGAAGTTTTACCAGGGTGGGACACATGAGATACGGAGACCCCGAGTACTCGGTCACTTACAACATGCGCACCTATGTGTGGGCTCGCACCGAGGGAGAACGAGCAACGACATTGATGCGAGACAGGCTCATAGTCGTCGTCAGGTCGGCGCTCATGGACCACCCGTGCCTGAAGAGGAACAATCCGAAACGGGAAGCGGTCATAGAGGAGTCGACGATCACGGAAGAGTATTCGGAATTGACCCTGCTCAAGGGAGACAGATTCCTCGGTGGCGCTTACGTCGGATACGACCTGCGAATAGAAGAGCCGATCGTTCGAGAGAAGATCGCCGATCTCGAGATGTTCGACATTGAATACCAGAAGGCTAAAATCGGTCAGGAGCTGACATGACGTTCGTATTGTTGGATAAGGTTCAAGAAAGCAGAAGCAAGGATCTCTCGGGGACGACACAGGTTGCGAATTTGTCGGCCAGGCCCGTAACCGTGACCGACGAAGGGCACGTATTGTTGCCTGGGCAGGTCGCAGCGATCTCAGCCGACGACCAAACATTGGCAAAAATGCTCAACAAGGGGCTGGTTGGGGGGGTCGGATACTCCGCGCCGTCGTCCGGCGGTTCGGCGGCCCCGAGAAAGAGTCCGTCTACCTCCCCAAAAGGTCAAGCGTCTTCAGAGGGCACTGCTGCCCGAGGTAAGAAAAAGCAATGAACGCTCTGGGAGCCTTTGTCGAGAAGGCTAATTTTAAAACGTGTATTTTGCAATGGCGTTCCGATGCTATTATCACTACTGACAAAAACCCGCAACCGGAAACGGGAATCGGAGGATTTCAATGCCTGGAGTAGTTCTAACGACGTCGGTGGTCACTGGTCCAACGACCATTACCGTCGCCCCGACGTCAACGCTCTTCATCGCCGGCGTTACCCAGAGAGGCCCAGAGGGCACAGCGTTTCTCGTGCAGAGTCTCGCCGACTACGAAGAGATCTACGGTGGATACGTAGCTGACGGCTACGTTCACCAGTCTCTCCAGACCTTCTTCGAAGAGGGCGGATCGCGCGCCTACGTATCGCGAGTCATCGACCAGAGCGCAGCCGTTTCGGCTTCGGTCGCACTTCTCGATGCCGACAGCGAAGACGCACTGATTCTCGTCGCCTCCGGTGAGGGAACTTGGCCCCATTCGGGAGTGCTTGAGGCCTCGGTTTCACAGCCGACCGCTGGCTCCACATTCAGGGTCAGGGTGTTGCTCAACGACGAAATCGTCTACTCAACGCCGGTGTGCTCAACGATCTCCGATGCAATCGAAGAGATCAACAACAGCGCAATCGCATCCCTCTACGTCACGGCGGTCGCAGGAGCGGCCGGAGCGGAGATACCGGAGGAAGCCGACTACAACTTCGCTGGCGGAAGCAATGGATCAACACTCATTGACTCCGACTTCACTGCTGCTCTCGGTGCGTTCATAAAGACGCTCGGACCTGGCGCCGTGTGCATGCCGGGCAAGTTCGGCAACACCATTTGGACCGCTCTCTCGGCCCACGCTGCGGCGAACAACAGAATCGCCCTTCTCGGATTCGACAGGGATGACACTCCTTCGGAAGCGATCGCAACCGCGGGCTCTCTCGTCAACAACGTCGGCTCCGAACACTCCGCATGGTTCTACCCATGGGTGAAGATCGAGCGAAACGGTCTCACCGTCTCGGTTCCTTGCGAAGGCTACGTCGCCGGCAAGAGGGCAAAGACCCACAACGAGCTCGGTTCGTGGCAGTCGTACGCAGGAATCAGGACCACTGGCGATTTCGTGAAGGGCACGTACAGGGCCCTCACATCGTCGGAGGCCAACGACCTCAACAAAGGATTCATCAACCCGATCAGAGTCATCAACGGGGACGTGAGGGTGTACGGAGCTCGCTCCGCTTCCGATGACGTGGAGAACTACAGGTTCATCACATCCAAGGAAGTCGTCAACGACGTCGTCGCCAAGGCCGAGGAGCGCCTCGAGCGCCTGGTGTTCAACGTGATCGACGGCAGGGGAACCCTGTTCGGCGAAGTGCAGGCCACCCTGACGGGAATCCTCGCACCCATCGCCCAGGCTGGCGGCCTCTACCCGATGTACGCCGAAAACGGCAGACTCATCGACCCGGGCTACAAGGTCACGGTCAACGAAGCCCTCAACCCAGTCACCCAGCTCGCGACCGGAACGGTCAAGGCCAGGGTCGGAATGAGGGTCTCTTCGATCGGTGACACGATCGAAGTCGAAATCAGCAAGTCCAATCTCACGGCTTCTCTGGCCTAACGGAGGGAATAGAACATGGCGAAATACTCGCAAAGGCAAATCTTGGCGAAGATCGAGCCGATCAACTCGGCTCATCCTGACCTGACGGGCTACTTCGCCCAGGTGTCCGGTGGGGAAATCACCGCCGCCGTGGAGAAGATCTACGTCGGGGGCGAGAAGTTCCCCGAGTTGCTCTGCGCTCCGTCGGAAGTCGGCGACGTGACGGTTACCCGTCACTACTCCGACGACGACAGGCCAAGGCTGAACACCCTTCGCCAGCACGTCGGTCGCGCCTTCTACAACGTGACCATCTACTACCTCGACTGCGACGTCGCCAACGGCAAGCCGGACAGGCAGTACAACGAGTGCTTGCTGGTCGGTCTGACCGAGCCGGATGGAGACTCGTCCTCGGGTGCACCGGCAACCTTCGCCATGACCTTCTCGGTCAACGGCAAGCCTGCCGAACTGACCTACAGCTAAGGGTTGCGCCGGAACCAACACCGGCGCGCTAGTTTCTAGCGCATGGCAGAAAACACCTCAAAAGACGAAACACTCCTTGACCAACTGAAGTCCGTCGTGGCGAAGAAGGTCGAACGACCGCAGGTATTCATCGAAGTCCCGGAGCGCCCAGGCGTGAAGCTCCTGATCAGCCCCAACGTCACTCAGCAGCAGATCCGCGCGTGGCAGAAGCAGTGCGGAAGCGAGACGCAGAAGGGTCTCGACGCAACGAAGTTCGCTTGCACGGTCATCGGACAGACTTCGAAGGGAGTCTTCCTGAACGGAGAAGAGGTTCTCGAGGACGGCCAGTGGCCGCTCACTTTCGCATCCAAGCCGATGCTCGAGATGACCGGCGCCGACAGGGCGATTCCGGACTGCGTCCAGAAATTCTTCGGACTTGACGCCCACGTCGAAGCGGCGGCTTTGGCGATCATCGACGCCTGTGGATTCGGCGACATGATCCAGACCGAAGCAACGGAAAACCCTACGAATCAGCAATAGACGAATTGACCGACGACCCCCGCATAATGGCGGCGGCGAGACTCGGTGAATTATGGGGAACGGACCCCGTCAAATTGCTGGATTCAACTCCGGAAGAATGGGTCATTAGATACGCCTGTGCTAAAGTGATAGAGGCGGATCGCCAAAAAGAGCAAGCGGAAGCTGGTCGCTCTCGCCGTTGACGTCCGCCGAACCCGAGGGAGTCCCTAGGTGGCCGACGAGATAGTCACAATACGCATTGACTTCAAGACCAACAAGAAGGATATGGCGGCGGCCCTCGCCCAGATGAAGGGTCTCGACAAGGTCGTAGACGACCTGGGCGACTCCAACGAAAAATTGACCGGCAAGACAAACAAAATGAAGAAGGCGTTCAGTGACATGGACGAACCTCTTGCCGCCATGAACAGAAGGATGCAGCAACTCACCGTCGGCGGGCGACGCTTCGAGCGCAACATGTCCATCGGGCAGAAGGCGATGTTGAAGTTCCAGAAGGCCGCACGACTCGTATTCTTCGCCCTCGTTGCACTCGTGGGAGAATTCGTCATAACGGCAGCCACCCTCGCATCCGTCAACCTTGCGTTCAAGGCGGGCCAGTGGGCCCTCAAGGCCTACAACGTTTCGCTTGGGCTGGTTGGGGCGGCTCTCGCAAGCATCGTCGCAGGAGTCACCGTAGCGATCGCCGCGTTTAGGGAATATCAGGCCGCCCTGGTCGCGTTCCAGTACAAGGGAGCGAACGTCTACGGAAGCGCCATCGGCGCATCTTCAGCGGCTATGAGAACTCTGACCACGGATACCAATCTTGCGACGATGGGCGTGCAGCAGTTGACCCAGGCCTACACCTCAATGGCCAGATCGGCCAAGGTCACTGCCGTTCAATCAAAAGCTCTGTCTGGAGCAATGGACTTCTTGGCCGGCGCAGAGGATCAGGGAAAGTCCTTCCAAGCGATGGCCAACTTCGTCGGGCTCCTGACCAAAAACAAAAAGGTTACTTCGGAGGTCAGTGCCGCGGCGTCTGGCGTTAGCAAGGAATTCGCCAAGGCAGTCGCCGGACAGAAAGACAAGTCCGCCGGCGGAATTTTGGCCTCAATGGCCAGCGGCGATTTGGCCGCCGCCGCAGGATTGAAGGGCGGATTCGACGCACTAAAAACCACCGTAGTCGCTCAATTCAAGCAGTACACGACGTTTTTGGCGAGGGATTTTTCCGATTTCGGTGAGTTCATTCTCAACGACTTGAAAGAAGTGATGAACTCCTACTTCAAGACGATCAGAAATACGTTCGCAAAACTAACTCCAGAGTTCATGGCCTTCGCAAGGGGCCCTTTGTTTAAATCCCTTATCAGCATCGGCAATGCGATAGGAAAATTCTCAATAGTCCTCATGAGGAAGTATCTACCAATGCTCGAGGGTGGAGCGGCATGGGTTAAGAGAACTTTCGCAAGTTTCCAAAAATCCTTCAATCAATTCAGGGATTCGCTAGAGAAGTTCAGGAGAGGGTCGGAGATATTGACCGACGCATTCGGAGAGCCACTGCTCGCCATCTTCAGGATATTCGGGCGTAACGCCGAACAATTGGGATATCTGGCCGAAGACAACGAACAACAGTTCTTGAATTGGGGTAAATCGCTTGAGAGCCTCATCTTCGCCATAGGCGATTTCTTCGCCGAGTTGAAAGTCGCGTTCACCGAAGCGCTACCCGTTCTCACCGCAGTTGTGAATGCGTTGGCGAAGATCATCAGCTTCATGGGCAACATCATCGGACAGGTGGGAAGGTTCAACCTGTTCGGTGGTGGCATGAACGGAGGCGAAGGGCCGAGCGGCACGGTTGGAGCGGGAATGGGGCCCGGAATCGGTTCTTTGCTCACCCTGGGGCTGATGTTCGGTGCCTATAAGGGACGAAGATTCGCCTACAGAGACAGGTATTACAGCACCAAAGACCCTGGCTCGATGGCGTCCGCATACGCTACAAAAAATACGCCCAGGGGTTTCGGGGAGCGCTTGTTCGGATCGGCACCGAGAATGTTCACCCCTTCGTACTGGAGGGGAACAGGCGGATCCACGGCCAACGAATACGCCGCATCTATGGCGTTCTCCGACAAAAGAACCGCCGCCGGCAGGGATGCGATGATGGGCCAATACGTCGGCGGTCTCGGGCCGGACAAGATGCTCAGAGACCC